CCGGGCATTGTGGGTTAGTCACTGTGATACGTGCTTCTGCACTATAGATACTGCTGTTATGACCCCACGCAACAACACCGAAAGTACGGGTACGGCTTAGAGTATCCAGCTTGTTCATTGTATACGTATATGTGAACTGGTTAGCCTGGATGAAGTAAGAACGTTTCTTCACCATGCCAGTGTCATACACGATGATTTCGTACTTGTTGAAGTACTCGCTGAACTTCTTACCGTTCACATTCACATTAGACTGATCATCCCACCCAATAATGAAATCCAATGCATCGGTAGTCGTTGCAGTACTGCCACGGTTGATAAGCTGCAAGCCTGTAATAGCAGGCAGGGGAAATGCAAAATCTGGTACTACACCGTTCTGTGTAACCTTCTCAGACACGATCCCTAAGTTGTTATAGGCTGCTACTGCGAAATCATACTGTACCCCTGATGTGAGGCCGTATAGCTCGTAGGACATTACGTACTGGTTTGTACTCCCGCCATACGTCCATGTCTGAGTACCTTTCTGACGGTAATAAATGTAATAGCCACGCAGATACTGATCGATACTGGCTGACCAGGTAAGTACAACGGTCTGCCCCTGATTGGTTGCACCCTTCTTAACAACGGATAGGTTGGACGGTGGCTGTACTGCTACTGGTGAAGGTAAAGTACCTTCCCACCCGTACATAGGAACATCTACGCCTTCATAGATCCCCTGGAAGTACTCAACACATTGCAACTGAACCATGCCGATACTGTCAGTGTTAGTACTGATCGATTTACCTATAATGCGGAACAGCTTGTTACTGTAACCATGCTCAGGGAAGTTAACGGTAATTACATCCCATACTTTTAAATCCCATCCTGAATCTGTAGCAAAACTGATTGTATTATGACTATATTTGCCCTTGAGCAATTCAATATTAATGAGGTGTTCTACCTGGGACTTATCATACACCCATGAGTAATCAAGAGCCTTTGTAATAATCAATCCATCACTGGTTAGCACATCACTTGCTGCAATATCAGAAGGAATACGTAAAATATCATCTGAATAATTATTAGTTGTATTCTTCCATGTTGCGTCGATTGTATTGAAGTAATCACTGATACCCGTTGTAGTACTGGTAAACTCACCAAAAATTGTTGATTCGTCAAATGTCTGTACTGACAATGCTGGAATATCTACAGTCAAATATAACTTACCACAATGAATACTTGTGATACCGCCAAATGTCATTAACATCTTTTCGATATTTGATTTATAAGTATCCTGATAATTGATTGCTCCATTACTGAACATTTTATAGAGATTACAGTACTGTGCTGCTGTCTGGAATGATGCTAAATCAATGTTACCCGGACTCACTGCAAGGCCGTATTCAGTATTGGTTATGTAATCATATAATTGGTTAACTGGATTATTACTGACAATTGTAGTACTGGTTGTGAGATCGTATATTTTCTTACCAGAACATTCAGCAGTTAGTACATAATTATCATTGACCAGTAAGTTATCTTCTAATGACTTCTGTGTTTTCTTGATAACAGTATAAACCTGTACGATCCCATTACCTTTGAAAGTAGTGTTATTCCATTGAGAGCCACCATAAGTACCCGCTAATACTTTACCCGCCGTGTAATTAGGCTTGCCGAAATAAATCTCTAATTGTAGAAGATCGCGGTATTTTGCATTGATATTGCCAGAATTTACTACACCTTCTGTTGTGATGGGATTTGTCAGTACTGGTTCGTCATCGATCCAGATTTGACTGACCTTATTGATTTCACCCATTGCAAGAGCATGACTGGTAAACAAGTACTGGCTGCTATTGTTCTGTACGTTGTACCAGTTAACTATTGAACCGCATTTAACTTTTTCACCGTACAGTATAGGTATGCCGCTTTGCGGGCTGAGACTTCGGCTTAACGTTGTTGCACTATCTGAGTGTGCAGTAATACCAGGCATCTGAGACAACATCGATGTTGCCACTAACGAGGCCGCACCAGCTCCTGCTCCCCATGCTGCGGCGGCTGTAAGACTTGCTCCGCCCGTCCACGCCGCCACTGCAACGGCTGTGATTAATGCACCGACTATCCCAGCACCTGAAATTTTACCGCCCATTATTCACCCCCTTCCGCTGGAGTGATCCGGTAAAATTTCCAGTTATGTAGCCACGGCAACAAGGCAATACTGAACCCAGTACTGTCATCGTTCAGTGCAAGATACTTACCATCCAGTACTACAGAACCATGCATACCGTTAATCATGATGTCACCGAACACAGGCGTATCTACCTCATGCCCATGACGTTTACAGATCTCTTCCAGTGAACCTAAGTCATGCTTAGTGAATAATTTCTGGCCTGCTTTAATGGTTTTGTATTTACCGATAGCAAGATCGGTATAATTAGTACCGCATACCTGATCAATAACTTTAAGTACCAGAATATTGCAATCATTTTGACCTAACGCGAAATCCGTACTAATACATTCCTGGGCGATGTTGTGAATTTTAATTATATTTTGTCTCATTTCTTATACTTCCATGTTTGCTGACTATTAATTTTCCCTAATAGGCTAAAATACTCATCATTTTTATGTGTACTCTGATGTACTGAGTTAGCGGCTAAAGTACGTTGTTGTACGTCCAGTTTCTTCCAGATACTGTTAACGTAAACTGTAAGTTCATTCTTTATATCGTCGCTATTTGAAACTGATTCAAAGTAGTCAATATAACCACTGAACATTAATGAAATATCAAGTACCGTACCGTTTGCTGGGTTAAGTATTGTTAACCATAGATTAACTTGTGCATTCTTAAGATTCCCGGATAATGCCAGTGCCTGAAATGACTGTGATACGTTACTGACTTTGAAAGCCAGTGAATCATTACTGATGTCCTTCTGTTCACTGAATGAACCGAAACTATCATTAATGAAGTCTGGAAAACTGGTATATAAATTGCCATTAATATTAAGGTCAATGTAACCATCATTAAGATGAAGTGCCTGTACGCCAGCTCCCTGTACTGGATAGATATCAACACATTTAACCGTTACACCTAATTGCATTACTTCTGATACTGATAGCTGGTTTTTGTTACCGCCTCTCGTAAGGTTCCAGTATTTTAAAAGTTCTGGATTAGTGAATATTGCAGAGTTCATTATAATGCCTCCGTTGCTTTCACTTGCAGCGACATTATATTGGTAGATTGCAAATCAAGATTACAATCAACATCAATAATGAATGTACCTGAAATGCCCTGATAACGGATTATCTCACCTGCCTGTACACTGTTTCGCAATGCCGGAAACACGGTAATAGATGTACCAGAATTGGCTATAATACGATGAATTTTAGTGCTATTCTGGAATGTAACTAATGTACCTACCTCCAGTACATTGCTGTTGCATGGAATGACAGTACCGCCCTTATTAACGGTTGCAGTACTTGATACTGTACCTATATGCTTTCCTGTATACTGACTGAAATAACCTAAATCAAAAGCAAACGGTTTACCCTGTGAGTACTGAGCAATAAAATTAAGTACTTCTTGTCTGTCTGCCTGGTTGAATTGCAAATTGAAACTGATTTGATAGTACTGAATACCTGTACTGCGTCGGATCTGTGTACCCGTCCAACTCTTATTTGAATAGGCAGGCTCAGTACTTTGTAACTTGAAGTCACTAATTTTTATATTGTTCGTAAATAAAGCCATTTTAAATTCTCCTGGATTTACAGTATTTATCCGAATCCAGGATGTAAAAAAGCCAGCATTTAGCTGGCCTTGTGTTAATAAAAATGATCCAACGGTACTACCATTTATTAAGGATTTATCATCGACCGTTGGATCATTTTTAAGTACTTCTTGTCTGTGCGGCTCTTACTGCCTGCATCACATTTGCAGAATGTTTCTTTAGCATCGTCTGGAATTGTTGATCGGTAATCTGCCCACCGCCATTAACTACTAAAGGTGCATTGATTACTGTCTGACCAGTACCACTATTATCTGACTTATCCTGTTGTTTCAGGAATTGAGTCAAATCACGGTTGGTATTATTGTTAACCACTCGTTCACCTGCTTTCAGTACCCATGTACTTTCATCACGTCCACCCAGCTTAGGTACTGAATCAATACCACTGTGGGCCTGACCCTGAATCTGTGTACCACGTGCAGTACTGATAATACTTGCCCCTAAACTTGCTACCTGTGCATAGTTGGCAAAGTTAGCAGGCCATGGCGTAGCCATAGCGTTAGCGAGTGCTTCCTGTATCTTCATAACGATATTGGCAATACTAATCGACTTACCAACGATAAACGCCGCCTGAGCCGCCTTGTTACCCTTCCCAGCAACACCTTCGAGCATAGTACCGATACTTGTTGCTGTATCAGCAAAGGTCTGTATCTGAGCCTGGCTGTTCTGACGTTCTACCTGTGCCGCTTTGTTATTGTACCTGCTGGTTAGTTCAGCTTTACGCTTTTCAAATTGTTCTTTAGAGATTAACTTGTCGGCATAAAGTTTCTGATCAATCTGAATTTCAAAATCACGTTGCTTGTATAGTTCATCCTGTTGCCTTGTAATGGCATCCTGATTACCGAACGGATTACTTTCATCAACTAATCCAGAGCGTACATCCTGTGCAGATAGCATTTTCTGGATATGTTCAGGAGTAATATTTTGCGTATTACCAATACTCAACGCTGCAAGGTTTTCAGATAATTGTTTAGGATCGGATGCTTCCAGCATTTCAGTAATAATACGTTTACTACCTTCTAAACGAGCCTGTTCCTGACGTGTAATAATTTTGGTTTTTTGTTCTTCATTTAGATTCAAAGTACTTAACGATTCATCCAGCTTTTTACGTAGCTCGTTCTGAGTGTAGTTGTACTGTAAAACCTGTTGTTCTGCTGAGTTTTTACCCAGTTGAGACATTACCTGATTCAGATTAATACGTGCCTGAATTTGTTTCTGCTCAAGTTGTTTAGCGTCTGCTGCGGCTTTTTTGGCAGCATCTTCCGCTTTCTTTTCACCTTCTGGGTCTTTAAGTTTATAGGGTTTAGTACTAACAGTTTTCGGTGCAGTTTTTGGTACTGTACTATTTGAGTACTGATTTTTACCCCATTCATCAGGCAGTGCATGATAATCACCCAGTGAGGCAAAGTCATATGCAAAACGTTTCAGGTTTCCACCCATCTGATCGAATGATGGTAATTTCCATTCACCTGCAAAGATGTTACGTAATTCATTGAGTGCTTCAATTACAGGTAATAGTGCGTTAACACGTAGTTCCTGAAAGTTGCGATCCAACTGGGCAATATTTTGTTCATATGCTGCATATGCCTGAGCCGTCTCAGTAGTAATTCCTGCATGTTGTTTTTCAATTGCATTGATTGCTTCAACTTCTGATTTATACTGTCTCAGTACTGGCAATAATTTGCTCGAATCACTGGCAATACTTTCCATGGCGTTTGTGATCTCAGCATTCGATTTACCCGCTTTTTGCAGTTCAAAGAATGTCTTGATGATCATTTTGATACCGCCATCGGCCTGATTCATGTACTGAGTAAAGCCCTGAAGATTGACACCCCATGCTTTCAGGTCATCACCAAAACCGCCTTTACCCTCACGGAAAAAATCACCCATATGATCAAGTGCATCTTTGTTGAAATCGCTGAATTTGTCATATTCGATATTCAGTGAACCGAAAGCCCCTTGTAGCTTCTGTAGCTGCTCTACGGTCATACCAGAACTGTATGAAGCATCATTCAATACCTTCACATAGTCACTGGCTGCATTTACCTGACTGATTGTAATAGCTGTTAATGCACCGAACCCTGCACCTACTGCAAGTAGCCCTGTATTCATCCCGGCAAGTTTGCCAGTAATATCACCGAACCCGCCAGATAATGAAGCGAGCGAACCGCCCGCCTCACGACTAAATGCATTTAAACTGTTTCCGGCAGTACCTAATGCACGTTGCAGGCCAGTAGCATCACCGTTGATATTAAAAACTAATTGTTGATTGTTCCCTGCCATGTTTTAGCCTCCATTGCCAGTACTGCCAGTAATGAATTGCATCATGGCTGACTGTTGTAATTGTTGTTGTGTCAGTTGTTTTTGCTCATCTTCCTGAATACGTTCATGTACTGTCTTATTTGAAAGCAATCCGTACATATCCCAGTCATTAACACTGGCATTCTTCATGCCTGCTTCGGTTAAATTACCAGAGGACATTAAGATAAGATGAGCAAGATTCGAATATTTAATGTGTTCGAACCTTGCTCCCGATGGTTCAATACTGGAATCGTAAATCATCAGATATTCAAATAATTCTGGATCTAATGTTTCCAGTTCTGATGGACTCAATCCACGTTTGTTAATTAGTTTCAGGGTAAACATCAAACGTGGATTGCTTCTTATTTTTTTTCGATCTGATCCTGAATTTGTGGTTCGTCTGCTTTAGGCCACAATTTCATTACCTCATTGTTAATTTCAGCGACGATAAGAGCATCAATATAATTAACATTAATTTTACCGTCTTCGTCAACATCAGAGAAAATAGGCTGACCGTCTTCATTACTGACGGTATAGAGTAAAGTACTTTTAGCATCAATGCACTTTTCGAAATTGCTGATAGCTGGTCGATGAATATGAAGTACTGCACCGTTCTTTAGGGTAACTTCGTGAAGTTCAGGTTTCAGGACTGCAAATAGAGTATGAATATCCATTATGGCAGTAACCCCTGTGCTACTGCTGCACCATCACAGGCGAAATTGAGAGTCATATTCACAACTTTGTCACGATCAGATTCAATCTTTTTCTCACTGATGAAACCGTTATATACGACGTATGACCCTGCTGTTTTTGTAGCGTCGGTGAAATAACTGAACTTCAACTGAATACGAGTACCGTTCTCAAAGGCGGTAACAAGCTGTTGATGTACTGTGTTATCTGGCATCCAGTTGACCTGTAATGTTACGTCTGCGTTTGTTTTACTACCCACAAGTTTACGGTTATATGAGCTATTAAAACTCACTACCTCAATTACAGTTGCGGTGCTCCCTGTGCCTGGAAAAGCGGCAACCTCAGGAATTGATGTAAATGACGTTGCTACAGTCGGTCCGGCAGTACCGATACCTACTGTAATATTTGAACCTGTAAAAACGTCCATTGGAGTTGGCATAATGATGTCCTTATCATAGAGTTCAGTACTGGCATCCTTACCAGTACTGAATAGTTTTGTTTATTCTTACTTATTTAGTGCTGCAATCATTGCACGTAATTCAGCAATTTCATTTTCCATCGCTTCAATTTTTGCAATTGAATGATTTAGTGCAAGTGCGGTATCCATCATAATGACGTTATTATCAAGTGCTAAGGTATCGTCTTTATCACAACGATTGCCTTCATCATCATATTCTGGTGCGGCTGGAACCAGTTTAACGTACTCGCTATCAATATCGCGTAATGCGTCCTGTGCAATAATACCACGGCGTTCACGCTCCATCGGATCAAAATTATATACGAAAGTACATGGCTTCAGCTTTTTGATATTTTCATAGGATGCTTTACCGTCATCATAATTAATATCATGTTTAAGCGTTGCATCCGACGTTGCTGCTTTCTGATAAGTGTAATTGCCACCAAAGCCACCATCGCCACTCGCTGAAGTAACCAGATCCCCCTGAACGGGCGTAAAGTACCAATAACGCGTTTTGGCTCCATTATCCCCAAACTGGGTCATTGCGGTATTACCCCAGCTCGCCGTACCATTACCGACATTTCCCCATATTGTTCGCAGGTTATAGCCCCCGCCGTGCTGATACCCCCATGAAATCCCCGCTATAGCACCATTCCCCGGAGTGTCTATTGCTGTATCCGCGAAATAGGCGGCATAGTGGGGCTGGGCTGAGTTCCACCACGAGTTCACAGCAGGACTGCCCATAAACATACGTCCCGAAATTTGCACGTTGCCGTTGGACATAAAATCAAAATATCGTGATTGTGCCGTATCGGTTCCACCACCTGTCTGGTTCACAAACAGACGAGCTATAGAGTAATCCCACTCAATACGTTTAATTGATTGCAAATAAGCGGATGTTTTTTCAACACCATTTACTGTGTAAAGTGATTTTAATCGACCACCATAAACAGTACTGCCAGTACCCGGTAAGGTTGCATCATTATCTGTAGCAGTCAGATGTGATGTAGTAAGGTCGCCTGTACTGGA